CTAGTCAATCTTGGGGTTGTCCACCAAAAGAAACAGGTCAATCAATACTGGTCATTGTGGATAGACCACATGGCTGATATTCACAGACCATTGTTTGGTTGGTACGTGTGGGACCAAGGTCATGGAATGCCTGGAAATTGGAATGGCAGATTAGCACCGAGCCATGAGTTTATTTTCCATTTTAGCGCTGTGAGCGGGCAAGCTAACAAATGCGTTGACAAGAAGCAAGAGTCAATAACTGGCGGAGGAAAGGGTAGAACATTTAGGCAAAAAGATGGCTCACTTAAGCCAATTTATTCACCAGAAACAAGCAGACAAGAAAGGAAGATTGCAGACAGTGTTATCCGTATCAATAGAAACCCGTCGGAAAGTATAAAGACAGGCCATCCTGCAATATTCCCGGTTGCACTTTGCGAGTTCATTTACTCATCGTTCACAAAGGCAGGCGATATTGTTTATGAGCCATTTTGCGGTTCAGGAACAGCGGTCATTGCTTGCGAGAAAAATAATTTAGTTTGCTTCGCTGTTGAAATAGCACCGTCTTACTGTGACGTAATCGTCAACCGCTGGCAGGACTTCACCGGCAAGACCGCAAAACTGGAAAGCACTGGCAAACCATTCGGGGATGGGTAATCTCCGATGGCCAGGGGCAGACCAAAATTCGAGCCAACCGATGAGCATCGTAAGTTGGTCACCGCACTGTATGGTTACGGATTACCGGCTGACCAGGTGCGCCAGCATATTATCAACCCAAGCACAGGCAAGCCGATCACCCGCACTGTTCTGTTTCGTGTATTCCGTGCCGAGTTGGATGCTGGCATGGCGATTGCTAATGCCAAGATATTGCAGACGGCCTTCAACATTGCGGTCAACCCAAAGCATCCGAAAGGCGCTGCCATGAACATGTTTTGGCAGAAAACACGCATGGGCTTCAAGGAAGTTCAGCCACCGGATGCTGATAAGCCGGTGCCCAAGAGCATACCCGTGAAGATCAAGGAGGCCAGTGTTGCCGACCCTGACGCCTCCACAGGGTAGGTTCCTCAATCGGCCCGAGCGCTTCAGGTCGTTAATATCCGGTTTCGGTGGCGGCAAGACCTGGGCGGGTTGCGCGTCGATTTGCAAGACATCATGGGAGCACCCAGGCGCTGGCCTTGGTTATTTTGGGCCAACCTACACCGATATTCGGGATATTTTCTTCCCGACCATCGAGGAGGTGGCGTTCGACTGGGGGCTGGATTGCGATATCCACCCCGGTAACAAGGAGGTCATGCTGTCCTACGCAGGCCAGGAGCGCACGATTATCCGCTGCCGGTCAATGGATCGGCCAAGCTCGATAGTCGGCTTCAAGATTGCCAGGGCGGTCGTTGACGAGATTGACACCCTGCCAATGGTTAAGGCGACAACGGCCTGGCGCAAAATCATTGCCAGGCTCAGGCAGAAGGCGCCAGGGCTGCAAAATGGTGCGGACGTAATCACAACACCGGAGGGGTTTGGTTTCGCTTACCAGACCTTTGAAAAAGCGCCCCGGGATGACAAGGATCTGCGGTCGCTTTATGGCCTGGTACGTTGCTCGACCTACGATAACGAAGCCAATCTGCCTGAAGGGTATATCGAATCATTGAGGGCCAGCTATCCGGCCAACCTCATCGAGGCGTATCTTTACGGTCGGTTCGTCAACCTGACTCAGGGCACGGTTTATCGCGAATACAATCGCAAGCTGAACCGCAGCCGCGAGACGATCCAGGAGAATGAACCGCTGTTCATCGGCATGGATTTCAACATCGGCAAGATGTCAGCCGAGGTGCACGTCAAGCGTGACGGTGTGCCCCATGCGGTCGATGAGCTGGTTGGCGCCCTTGACACGCCGGACATGATCAAGCGCATCACTGAGCGTTATTGGCAATTCATCGATGGCGATTACCGCAAGACACACCAGATCGTGATCTACCCTGATGCAAGCGGCAAGGCCAGGAAAACGGTCGGCGCATCCAGTACCGATTTAACCCTACTGCGCGATGCCGGGTTTGGTATATCGGCACCGGCGGCTAACCCACCCGTGAGGGATCGGGTTAACTCGATGAATGCGATGTTCTGCAATTCCAAAAATGAACGACGCTATTTCGTCAATGATGACAAGTGCCCAACCTATGCTGAAAACCTGGAGCAGCAAGCGTATGACGCATCAGGTGAGCCGGACAAGAAATCTGGCAAGGATCATACCAACGACGCCGGCGGCTATTTCATCCACCGCGATTACCCGCTCAGACGGCCTGTGACTAAGCTAAAACTCGGAGTTGCAATGTAATGACAACCAAAAACGTTGACTATCAGCGCCCCGAAATAGACAGGTATGCACCCGACTGGGACAAGGTCGATGATGTTGTCGAGGGTGAGCGTGCGGTCAAGGCCAAAACGATCACCTATTTGCCGAAGCCGAATCCATCGGACAGCAGCCCGGAAAACTCCAAACGCTATGAGCAGTACGTCCAGCGCTCGGTGTTTTTCAACGCAACCGGGCGCACCCTTGAGGGCTTGATCGGGATCGCCTTCAAACGTGGCCCGGACATCGACGTCCCGCAGGCAATGGATTTTGTCAGCTCCGATATTGATGGTGCCGGTGGCGGCATCACTAACCAGTCACGCCGGGTTCTTGAGGCCATTCTGAAAAAGGGCCGCACCGGCTTGCTGACGGACTTCCCCAGGCGTAACGATGCCCTGAGCAAGGCCGAGCAGGATCGTGAGAATATCCACGCCACGATCACCGATTACCAGGCCAAGAGCATCATCAACTGGCGACTGGATGATCAGCAGAATTTGACTCTCGTGGTGCTGTTTGAGGTTGCCGAGGAACCGGATGGCTTTGGCATCGAGGTGATTGACCAGTGGCGTGAACTGGCCATCGGGATTTTATCCGACGAGGAGCCGGAGACCGCCAAGCCGCGTTACGTGGTCCGCATCTGGCGCAAAAAGACCGACGGCGGCAAAGAAGAATTTTTTATCCACGATGAATTTGTGCCCAAGGATGCGGCCGGTAATGAATGGTCGATTATCCCGTTCACGTTCTGCGGCGCTGTTGATAACAACTCCGACGTGGACAAGGCACCACTGCTGGATCTCGCCAACCTGAATATTGCGCATTATCGCAATTCAGCCGATTACGAGGAGTCAGCTTTTTTCATGGGTCAACCCTGGCTGACGGCGGCCGGGCTTGATGACCAATGGATCAAAGACCATTTTGATGAGGCGGTATATGTAGGATCGCGCTCGGTAACAATGCTGCCACAGGGCGGTTCTGCGCAGATACTACAGGCCGACGCCAACACCCTGGCTGGCGAGGCGATGAGCAAGAAAGAAACCCAGATGGTGGCCTTGGGCGCCCGGCTTCTGACCCACGGCGAGGCGATCAAAACCGCTGAACAATCACGCTCGGAGACCGCCGCAGCACATAGCGTTTTAAGCCTCGCAGCCACCAACATGGCACTGGCCTACACCATGGCCCTGGGATGGGTTGCAGAGTACACCAGCGGCGCCACAGGCAATATTTCATACACCATGCCGACCGATTACACCGGACTCAATGCCGATGCGAACCTGCTCAATGCAATCGTGGCCGGTTGGATGCAGGGCGCCTATGGATTCAGCGATAAGAACGCTGCATTGAGGCAGCTTGGCATCATTGACCCTGAAAAGGATGATAAGACCATCGCCGATGAAATTGACGCCGAGGGTGGTGGACTGGAGCTGGACGAATGAAAATACTAGTAGCTCAAATCAGACTGATCCTTGGCTTCCGTGCAGGATCAATTCAACCTGTTCACCAAAACATCACAGTGGGCGCTGATGGTGTTTTGCAGATTACTGAATATCCGTATTACCACTATCCGGCAGGCTGATGGCCGCCTTATCCGCTGAATCGTTCGATGCCACTGTCCGGCATCAGGTATTTCTTGAACGCCTAAAAGCCGGGCAGGCCGAGGACATCGTCCCATACCTACGCTCGATCGACCGGCAGATCAGGAACCGCCTGTCCAAATCAGAATTAACCGGTTTTGGTCGGCAACGATTGGTTGTCCTGCTCGATGGCATCGACAAGATGATCGCCGAGGAACTGGCCAAATTCAGCAAACAACTAACCCTGGATCTCGGAAACCTCGCGGTATCTGAGTCCATATTCGAGGCCAAATCGCTGACCAATGCGGTTGATAACCCAGCCTTTGAATCGGTGGTTCCCGCACCTGGCCAGGTTCGTGCTGGTGTGATCGCCGCACCGTTGTCGGTTCGTGGTGCCCAGGGTGGCAAACTACTCAAGCCATTTTTGCGGGACTGGTCAAAGGCCCAGCGTGACAACCTGGTCGGCATCATCCGGCAGGGTGTTTTCGAGGGCCAAACCAACGCGCAGATCGTCAGAAGTGTACGCGGTACCGCCCCGGCTAAATTCAGGGATGGCCAGATGGCCGTCGTTAATCGCCAGACCACAGCACTGGTCAGAACAGCGGTTCAGCATGTATCCAGTGTCGCCCGCCAGGCCACCTATGAGGCCAACAGCGACCTGGTCAAGAAATACCAATGGGTCAGTGTGCTGGATAGCAGGACAACGGCTATTTGCCAGTCTCTAAGCGGCAGGACGTGGAAAGTCGGCGAAGGCCCGACCCCGCCTGCGCACATCAATTGCAGATCCTCGACGGTCCCGGTGCTGGACGAGCGTTTCAAGTTCCTCAAGGAAGGCGCAACACAGTCCAGCGCAACCGGCCCGGTGGATGCTGACGAGACGTACTATTCCTGGCTGAAACGGCAGGGCGATACCGCTGCTGGGCGCAAGTTTCAGGACGAGGCCGTTGGCCCGGTACGTGCCAAGCTACTGCGCGAGGGTGGGTTGAGTGCCGAGCGTTTCGCACAGCTGCGCCTCGATAAGAATTTCGCACCGCTGACCCTTGCAGAAATGCAACGGTTGGAACCGCTGGCTTTTAAAAAAGCTGGCATCAAGTTAAACCCGGCAACTGGGTTGCCAAACTCTGGGAGATAAACCATGAAATACCAAGTAAGCGCAGCCGAAT